TGAATGCCTACCAGCTGACGTTGGCTTTTCAGCGGGTTAATGATGCCGTGCGGGCGGTATTTCTGGCGAGTGCAAAAGATGCTGACCTTGACCAGATTGGTGCCGCATTCAACGTTAAACGGCAGGTGATTAAGCCCGGTGATCCGCTTGCTATTCCACCAGTCGAGCCTGAACTCGAAGACGATGCAGCATTCCGCGAACGTATTCAGCTTTCATGGGCACAGCTTAATACAGCAGGCGCACGTAACGCATACCGCTTTCACGCGAAGTCTGCCGATACGGATGTGCTGGATGCTGATGCCTATGGGCCAGAAACCCATAACCTGCCCGGATACGTTGATGTCTATGTCCTGTCACGTACCGGAGACGGGACGGCGGAGAAAACCCTGCTTGAAAAGGTTGACAGCACACTGAATGCGGATGAAATCCGCCCGTTAACGGACTATGTGACGGTTAAAAGTGCCACGATCGCAAACTATGCCGTTACGGCGGAGCTGGAGATCCCGGAAGGACCGGACGCCAATACGGTGCTGAATAACGCTATCGATGTTTTACGGTCATACACCACGCTTTCCCATCGGATTAAAACTGTCGTCCCTCTGTCCGCTATTTATGCCTCGCTGCAGCAATCCGGTGTGGTACGGGTAAGGCTGATATCTCCGGCAGCAGATCTGGAAGCGGAAGCGGGTAAAGCGCCCTGGTGTACCGCCATAAATGTCACCCGTAGAGAGGTAAGTAGTAATGACGGCTAAGTTTCGATCTCTGCTGCCTCCTGGAGCATTTCATGAGGAGCGGGCGCAGGAGAAGGCCAGTGCTGAGCAAATCGCCACCCTCAATACCAATATGGTGCGTAATGCCAAAAATCCTGACACATGTCCGGCGCATCTTCTCCCCTGGCTGGCCTGGGAGCATGCCGTTGATTTCTGGGATGACGGCTGGACAGAGGTGCAGAAGCGACAGGTGATAAAAGATGCCGCATATGTTCATCAGCACAGGGGAACGGCCGGAGCGGTACGCCGTTCTCTCGGGTCGGTGAACCTGCCCACGACCGTGGTGGAGTGGTGGGAAGACACCCCGCGGGCTGAACCTTACACCTTTCGGATCGAAGTACAAAGCAGTGAGGTGGTCAGTGATGCTCTCTATCATCAGATCCGCCAACTTGCCGAGCGGGCCAAGAACCTGCGCAGCTACCTTAGCAAAATCGATGTGATGGCGAATGTAGGTATGGACGGGGCTTTTTATATATCGGGTGCGACAACAGCGCATATCGATGTGGACATTTTTGCCGGGGAATCTCATGGCTGATTACTACTCAATTATTACTAACCGGGGTAAAGAACTGGAAGCAGAGGCTCTTGCCAATGGTAGCCTAATTGTATTGACCAACTTTGTAGTGGGTGACAGCAATGGCAAGCAGGTCAAGCCAGATCCGGCGCAAATCCGGTTAATCAATGAAACGTACCGGGGAGATATTGCAGAGCTGGTGGTATCCCCGGAACAGTCCGCGCAGTTAATGGCGAAAATCGTTCTGCCGACCGGGATAGGTGGGTTCACCGTTCGAGAAGTCGGTTTATTGACTGATGCCGGAGAACTGTACGCAGTGGCAAACTGCCCATCTATCGATAAGCCTGTTGGCGGAGTCAGCGTCAATATGCAGTTTCGCCTGGCTGTATCAGATACCTCGAATGTTACACTTAATGTTGCAACAGGCGACGGGTTATTCCTGCGCATAGACCAGTACCTGAAAGAGATAAAAGCGCGGGGTGCGGAAGCACAAAAAACATCGCGGGAATCCATAGGTGTCCTTGTTGGCACGACACTGCAAAGAGGGCTGGTTCAACTTAGCAGCGCAGTGAACAGCACCAGTGAAACGCAGGCTGCTACCCCATACGCAGTTAAAATCGTAATGGATAATGCGAATGCACGATTATCTAAAGACCGGAACGGCGGTGACATTCCAAATGTTGCATTATTTCAACAAAACCTCGGCTTGGTAGAAACGATAAAACTTGCTGCTGGCGCTGTACAATCAACGCGAAGAGTTAATGGTCATGAATTGTCTACGGACATCAATGTCACAGCTCAGGATATTTTCAACGGCCAGGTTGTGGAGATTGGTGAGAATCAGAATCTGGATAATTACCAGGTGCCTGGTCTTTATTTTCAGGGTGCGAACGCAAACACCAATGCAGCACTAAATTACCCGGAGAATAGTGCCGGCTCTCTAATGGTACTGAAAAGTGCAGGAGTCACACAGGTTTATCGTGTATATGGCAGCTCGCGAAGCTATTCACGCAGTAAGTATTCAACATCCCCCTGGACGCCGTGGATGCCCGATGATGCTTTCCCGATCGGGGCGCCAATTCCGTGGCCATCAGATTCAACTCCAATCGGATACGCTTTAATGCAGGGGCAAGCCTTTAATAAAGCGGCCTATCCATTACTTACACTCGCTTATCCGACTGGTGTTATCCCGGACATGCGAGGGCAGACGATTAAGGGTAAACCGAATGGTCGAGCGGAGCTCTCTTATGAGCAGGATGGCATAAAGTCGCATAACCACACAGCCAGCGCCTCAAGTACGGATTTGGGGACAAAGTCCGTGTCAACATTCGATCACGGAGCAAAAACGGTAACTACATTCGACCATGGGACCAAAACAACCAGCAATACTGGTGCCCATGCACACAGTATTGCTGTAGGGAATACTGGCGCAGGCAATGGCGTTTCTGCGGGTTATAACTCTGGACTTGGGACAGGTGCCACGTCCAGTGCAGGAGCGCATGCGCACACTGTAGCTATAGGCGCACATAATCATACTGTAGCTATTGGTTCACATAACCATACCGTTGCTATAGGTTCTCATGGACACGACATCACGGTTAACGCAGCCGGTAATACTGAAAATACCG